CCCTACACCCTTGAATATCGCAAAAAGGCCAAGGACCCCAACCTGGAGCACTGTGATGGCTACTGTGATTTTTCCACCAAGAGCATTGTGGTGAAAGACTACACGGCAGCAGAGCGCAGAGAGCCCATGAGCATGGCTGATCTGGAGGCCTACAAGCGCAAATGTATGCGCCACGAAATCACGCACGCTTTCCTCTATGAGAGCGGCTTGAGCATCAACTCCGTCACCCTTGATGGCTCCTGGGCCACCAATGAGGAGATGGTGGACTGGATGGCCATACAAGGGCCAAAACTATACGCCGCCTGGACAGCGGCAAAATGTCTGTGAGGTGAGAAAAGCATGGTTGTGCTTAATTTAAGAGATGATTGTGTCATGCGTACTGCCACAAACTTTGGCCGGGGCATGACTGACAAGCGCTTTTTGGAGCTGGAGATCACAGCATGGCTGCACTCCAAAGAGCGGCAGAGGCAGCTTGCCGGTGAGGCCTACTATGACGGCAGCCAGGCCGTGCTTGGACGCAAGCGCATGGCATTGGATGATGACGGCAAGCCTGTTGAACTCAAACACCTGCCCAATAACAGGCTGGTCAATAACCTGTATTCCAAGATGGTGGACCAAAAGACCAACTACTCTTTTGGCCGTCCGTTTTCCTTTGATACGGAAAACAAGAAATATGCTGAGGCGCTGAGTGCCGTCTTTGGCTCCCGTTTCCGCCGGGTGATGCACAATGTTGGTGAGGGCGCATGGATTGGCGGCAAGAGCTGGCTTTATCCCTACTATGAGAGCGGCGTGCTGTCTTTCAAGCGTTTTCCGGCTGATGAGGTGCTGCCATTCTGGGCGGACGCTGACCACACCATCCTGGATGCAGCGGTGCATGTCTACATGGTGCTGGAGTATGACGAAAACGAACAGGCCAAGGATGTGGTCAAGGTTGAGGTCATGCACGGCGGCGGCGTGGATTGCTTTATCCGCACTGATGACGGCACGCTGGTGCCGGATGACTATGCACACTCCGGCCCCTACATCACAAAGGCTGACCCCTCCACCGGGGAGGTCACCGGCTATAATTGGGAGCGCATCCCTCTGGTATGCTTTAAGAGCTCCCACCATGAAATCCCCCTCCTCTCCCGTGTGAAGTGCTTGCAGGACGCATACAATGATGTGCTTTCCAACTTTGCCAACCAGATGGAGGAGGACATCCACAGCACCATCCTGGTCATCAAAAACTATGATGGTGAGGACCTGGGCCGCCTCCGCACCAACCTGGCTGCCTATGGTTTTATCAAGGTGCGCTCCTATGAGGGCTCTGAGGGCGGAGTGGAAACCCTGCAAATTGAGGTCAACGCCGAAAACTACAAGGTGCTGCTCTCTCTGCTCAAGGATGCCATCATTGAAAATGCCAGAGGCTATGATGCCAAGGATGACCGCATGAGCGGCAACCCCAACCAGATGAATATACAGAGCATGTACTCTGATATTGACCTGGATGCCAACGGCATTGAAATGGAGTTTCAAGCCTCCATTGAGGAGCTGCTTTGGTTTGTCAACCGTCACCTGGCCAACACTGGTGTGGGCTCCTTTGAGGGCACAGAGGTCAAGGTCATCTTTGACCGTGATGTGCTCATCAATGAAACGGAGGCCATCAACAACTGCAAAAACTCTGTGGGCATCCTCTCTGATGAAACCATCATCAAAATGCACCCTTGGGTGTCTGACCCGGAGCAGGAGCTCCAGCGCATCAAGGATGAGCGTGAGGAGGCCATGGCTGACCCCTACCGGGCAGCCTTTGAGGCCAACCGCTCCAAAAACGGGGACACCGGCAAGGGCTCTGGCCAGGAGCCTCCTGTAAAGGACGGTGAGGGTGATGGCAAGACAGAGTAATGCGGACTATTGGGCCCAGCGTATGAAAAACATGGAGGATGCACTGCTTGACCAGTCTTTCTCTTATGTAGAAAACCTGGAGGCCCAATTTTCCCGTGCCCAGGCTGAGATTGAGCGCCAGATGGCCGTATGGTATCAGCGTTTTGCTGCCAATAATGAGATCACGCTGGCAGAGGCAAAGCGGCTCCTCAATTCTGATGAGCTGGCAGAGTTTCACTGGACGGTGGGCGAATACATAGCCCATGGCCAGCAAAACGCTCTTGATGGTGCCTGGATGAAACAACTTGAAAACGCCAGCGCCAGGGTGCACATCTCCCGTCTGGATGCTCTCAAGCTGCAAATCCAGCAACAGGCTGAGGTGCTTTATTCCAACCAGTTGGACTACATTGATGAGGCTGCCCGGCTGATGTATGAGGGCAGCTATTATCACACCGCTTTTGAGGTACAGCGTGGCCTTGGTGTGGGCTGGTCCATGCACGCCATCAATGAGGAAACCATCACAAAGGTCCTCTCCCGGCCATGGACGGCTGACAACCAGACTTTCCGTGATAGGTGCTGGACCAACAAGCAAAGCCTGGTCAACAGCGTCAACACGCAGTTGACACAAATGATTATCCGGGGAGAGGCCCCGGACCGGGCCATTGCTGCCATCTCCAAGCAGTTTGAGGTGTCCAAGAGCAAAGCGGGCCGCCTGGTGATGACGGAAAGCGCCTATTTTTCCAGTGCTGGCCAAAAAGACAGCTTTGTGGCTTTGGATGTGGAGCGCTATGAGATCATCACCTCCCGTGACCATGAAACATGCACTCTCTGTGCTGATATGGACGGCAAGGTGTTCAAAATGTCTGAGTACCAGGTGGGGCTCACGGCTCCGCCGTTCCATCCTTGGTGCCGGTGCTGTACTGCTCCGTATGAGGAGGATGTCATCCGGCTTTTGCAGAGCCGCAACAGCAGAGCTGCTGGCCACCGTGTCATCCCTGGTGATATGACATATAAGCAGTGGAAAGCCTGGCAAGACGGGCTCCATGGTGACGGTTATGTTGACCTCAAGCGCAAAAAGGCGTATAATACAAGTGCAGACACAAAGCAATGGCAGCGCTACAAAGAGCTGTTGGGCAAAAACGCTCCCGCCACGCTTGAGGATTTCCAGGCACTTAAATATGGCAGTGATTGGGACGCTTTCAAAGCCTATTCTAAATCTATTAAATCCGGGGAGCTCACACCTCTTGCGGATTTCAAGCTCTATAAAAGCAAGAGCCTTGAGATTGATAAAAAACTGGTTGGAGTTACGGCCCAAAATGGGCTGGTCACAACGGGAAAATCCAATCACTACATTGCCCGCACCATTGGCTCCGTGTCCCAGCGCCGCAGTGGCGTGGATGTGTCGGATGCGCTTGATGCGCTCTTGCATCCAGAAAAAGTTGACCCTATCAAAAATAATGCCAATGGCAGGAGCCAGCGCTTTAAGGGTAAGAATTGCTATGTGACGGTAAACCCGGACACTGGTATGCTGATACAAACAAACCCGCACAAAGGAGGGAAATAATTGTGTTGAATATCACTGACGCTCAAAGGCAGCTTTTGCTTGAGCATTTGCCGGATGCCCAGCGACATATTGACGGCGATGACATCAACCAGTTATTGGAGGACCTTGATGACAAGATCACTGAAATTGGTTTTGATGCCGATTATGAATTAAATGCAAACGGTCTGAAATTGCAAAAGCTCTATGATGAACTTTATGACCAGAATTAACCACCGTTGTTAAAAGCATCGTGCTGAAAATGCACGGTGCTTTTTTCATACCCAAAAATACCGCTGGACCCGGCGGACTACAAAAAGGGCTCTGCAATACCGGGACTGGCCGGATAAAAAGGACAGCAGAAATGCAAGGAGGTAAAAATGGCACTTGAATGGCTGAAAACCCTGCTGGGGGCTGCATACACCCCCGAAATTGACACTGCGGTGGCCCAGGAGATTGGCAAGGGCTTTGTTGCCCGCACCGATTTCAACGCCAAGGCCGCAAAGGTCACGGAGCTGGAGGCAGAGGTCACGCAGTTGCGTGGCGATGTCAAAACCCGTGACACTCAACTGGAGGAGCTGAAAAAGTCCGCCGGTGACAACGCTGATCTGAAAAAGCAGATTGAGGATTTGACCGCCCAGAACAAGGCGGACAAGGCCGCCCATGATAAGGAGCTGGCCACGGTCAAGCTGATGGCCGCAGTGGACGCAGAGCTCACCGCTGCTGGCTCTAAGAACAACACCGCCGTCAAGGCTGTGCTGGCTGATTTCCTCAAAGATGCCTCCATCCTGGATGGCAAGGTCACCTCCAAGGTGAACGGCGAAAGCGTCACCCTGGCTGCAAGAGTTGAGGCAATGAAAAAGGACGCTGCAACTGATTTCCTGTTTGGTGCAGCGGCCAAGTATGAGGGCTGGAAACCTGGTGACAGCGGCGATGGCAAAAAGCCCGGAGAGGGCAAGAAACCCTCCGAGATGAGCTATGCGGAGCTGGCTGAGTATCTGGCCGCAAATCCCGATGCAAAACTTGATTGAGAGGTGAAACCCGCATGAAAAATGTGACTAAACCCCGCACTGTGTCCTTTGAGGATGCCCTGCGTAATCTGGCCACTAAGCTGACCGGCACCCCCGTCAACATGCTGCCCCGCACCCAGGAGGGTGTTGTGCAGTACATGGCGGAGCATGTCCCCTCTGTGGATGAGATGGCTGAGGCCATCACCAAGGAGGTCATTGCCCGTCTGGCCCAGGCGGATGCCACCGGCAATGGTGAGCCCGATGAGCAGGAGGAGCCCGCTGCTGATGGCGGCAACTCCACTGATGAGCCCGCTGCTACTGAGCAGGGCGCTCCCGAAAACCCCGAACAGGCCCAGGACGCTCCCACTGAGGAGGCCCAGGCCAAGACTGGCGGCAAGAGCCGCAAATCCAAATAACAGAAAGGATGTATTGATTTATGCCTAACACTAAGTTTGACGCTAAGAGCTTTAACGCTGAGGCTTTCAAGTATGCGGTGGGCCGTGTTCCCCGCACCCGCCTCAACGAAATCCGCAAGTCCCGTGTCCTGGCTGGCAACCCCGACATCCGTGAGGTGTTCGCCTCCCAGAATGGCACCGGCTATGCCCGCATTGCCATGCGTGGCCTCCTGGACGGCGATGCCGTGAACTATGACGGCCAGACTGACATTGAGGCTACCAGCACCAAGACCTTTGAGCAGGGCGTGGTTGTCATCGGCCGTGCCAAGGCTTGGACTGAGCGTGATTTCTCCTTTGACATCACCGGCGGTGTGGACTTCATGGACAATGTTGCCGCACAGGTGGCCGACTACTGGCAGGATGTTGACCAGGACACTATCCTGGCTATCCTCAAGGGTATTTTCTCCATGACCGGTGGCCAGAGCGCAGAGTTTGTGGCCAAGCACACCTACACTGTGGACGGTCCTATGGAGGCCACTTCTCTGAACAGCGCCACTGCCCAGGCTTGTGGTGATCGCAAGAAGAAGTTTGCCATGATTTTCATGCACTCCGTTGTGGCCACCAACCTGGAAAACCTCAATCTGCTCCAGGCTCTCAAGTACACTGACAAGGACGGCGTGACCCGTGATCTGACCATGTACTCCTGGAATGGCAAGCTGGTTGTGGTTGATGATGCCATGCCCGTGGATGAGAGCGGTGACGATCCTATCTATACCAGCTATGTGCTGGGTGAGGGCTCCATCAACTTTGAGGACATCGGCGCTAAGGTGCCTTATGAGATGGCCCGTGACGCTAAGACCAACGGCGGCCAGGATACTCTCTATACCCGCCAGCGCAAGGTGTTTGCTCCCTTTGGCATCTCCTATGAAAAGGTGAGCCAGGCCAGCCAGTCCCCCACTAATGCGGAACTGGAGAACGGTGCCAACTGGGCTCTGGTCCACTCTGGTGAAGCTCAGGAGGCACAGCGTTCCTACATCGCCCATAAGGCCATCCCTATCTGCCGCATCGAGTCCAAGGGCTAAGGTGATGCCTTATGACCGTCTATGAGGCCGTGGTGACCCGGCTGGCCATGCTTGGGTACACTGTCACCGATAACGATAACCCCGGCCTTGAGTATCTTATCAGCAAGTGTGAGCGGGACATCCTGGACAACATCAACCATAAGGTGCTGCCGGATGGCCTTTTCCACACGCTGGTGGATATGGTGGCCGGTCAATTCCTCTTTGATAAGAAAGCCGCCGGTGAGCTGGACGGTGTGGAGGGCTTTGATTTCTCCGCACCCGCTAAGAGCATCACAGAGGGTGATGTGTCCGTCACCTTTGCTGGGGCCAGTGATGGAGCTGCCAGTGCAGAGGCACGCTTTGATGCCCTGCTTGACAAGCTCATCCATCCGCCCAACAGCATCCTTGCGGCATATCGGAGGTTGCGGTGGTAAGCGCCGCATACAAAAAAGCCATCCAAAGCCTGTGGCGTGGCCGTGCTACGGTCACCGTGCTGGATGGGGTGCTCAACCCCGCCAATGGCCGCACGGAGCCCCAGGAGAGAGTGGCAGCCACAGATGTCCCTTGCCGCATCTCCCATGACACCGTAAAGAGTACAGAGCCCAACGAGGAGGCCGCCCAGGTGGCCCAGAGCGTGACCCTGTATATTGACCCCTCCGTGGACATCCCGGAGGGGTCTAAAATTACCGTGACGCAAAACGGGGTGACCCGCATTTTTGAGCGGAGTGGTAAACCTGCGGTGTATTCCTGCCACCAGGAAATCCCCCTCAAGCTCTTTGAGGGCTGGGCTTGATGAGAGAGGAGGCGCATTGTGGCTGAGATCAATTTCAACAGTATATTTGACGGCGTGAGCCTTGCGCTGCACGCTGCTTTTCCTGCAAGCCAAGTGCATAGCGGGAATGTAAAGCAAGGGCTAAAGCCCGGAGATTTCAATGTGATTATGCCGGGAGCCGGACACGCCAAAGAGGTGGGCCGCCGCTACCGGCGCACACCGCAGGTAGATGTGATCTATTATCCAACCGGCGGAGCCGTGGACTGCTATGACAAAGCGCACCAGGTTGCACAAGTGCTTGAGAGCATCACCACCCCAGAGGGGGACATCATCCATGCCACCTCTTGTGAGTGGACTGTTTCAGATGATGTTTTGCATGTTCTTTTGCAGTATGACCATTTTGTGCGTGTACCGCAGGAGCAGACCCTCATGGAAACTCTGAAAATCGAACAGGAGGGATAAGCCTATGGCAAAAACTGAAAAGGCGGCTGCCGTCTATTCCAAGGAGCAGTTGGCGGCCTCCAAGAGATACGCCACCAAGCGGGACATTATCAGCGCCCTGCTTGAGAATGGCAAGACCTACACCTTTGATGAGGTGGATGCGCTGATTGAAAAGTACATGAAAGGTAAGGTGAGATAATATGGCACTTGGCGGAGGCATTTGGCTGACCCAGAACAAGGTCATGCCTGGCACTTATGTCAATTTCACCAGCTTGGCAAAGGCATCTGCAACGCTCTCTGACAGAGGCTATGCGGCAGCTCCTTTTATGTTGAGCTGGGGCCCGGAGGGTGAAGTGTTCGCCGTCACTTCCGGGGAGTTTCAGACGAACAGCAAGGCCATTTTCGGCTATGCGTATGACCATCCCAAGATGCTGCCCCTGCGTGAGATTTTCCTGCACGCCACCACTGTCTACTGCTACCGTCTGGGCACGGGAGCTGTTAAGGCTGTGTGTGACTTCGCTACTGCGAAATATCCCGGTGTGCGTGGCAATGACCTCAGCATTGTGGTTGCGGCCAATGTTGACAACACTGACCTGTGGGATGTCAGCACTTACCTGGACGGCATCTGTGTTGATACCCAGATCGTTGCGTCTGCCTCTGATCTGGCAGCCAATGACTATGTGACCTTTGCCAGCGGCGCTGTGCTGGAGGCCACTGCTGGGATGAACTTGACCGGTGGCACCGATGTGGAGGCCATCACCGGCGATGCACACCAGGCTTTCCTCAACGCCATTGAGGCGTATGCTTTCAACACTCTCTGCTGCCCTGCGGCGGATGCCACTACTGTGCAGCTCTATTCTGTCTACACTGAGCGTCTGCGTGATGAGCTGGGTGCCAAATTCCAGCTTGTTGCCTGGGAGCCCAATGCTGACTATGAGGGCGTGATTGGTGTGTGGAACACCTCCACCCACGCCACTATTGCGGATGTGGATGCCCACGCTATTGTGTACTGGATGACCGGCGCACAGGCTGGCGTGGCCGTCAACGCATCTCTCACCAACTTCAAGTATGATGGTGAGCTCATCATTGACACCAAATACACCCAGGTGGAACTGGAGGCGGCCATCAAGGCTGGCAAGTGCATGTTCCACAATGTCAATGGTGTCACCCGTGTCCTGGAGGACATCAACACTCTGCTCACTCTGAGTGACACCAAGGGTGAGGTTTTCCAGAGCAACCAGACCATGCGTGTGTGTGACCAGATCGCCAATGATGTGGCCGTCCTGTTCAACACCCGCTATGTGGGCACCGTTCCCAATGATGCCCCTGGCCGTGCTCATCTGTGGAATAACATTGTCAAGCTCATCCAGGAGCTTGAGAAAATCCGTGCCGTGCAGGAGTTTGACCCCGATATTGTGACCTGCGCCCAGGGTGACAGCAAAAAGGCTGTCCTGTGCAATATCAGCGGCCTCAACATCGTCAATGCCATGGCACAGCTCTACATGAGCGTTATCATCCAGTAAGGGAGGGAGAAACATGTCCATCAATCCTACTTTTAACACCCAGGATGCCGTGAGCGCCAACTTTGCTGAGTGCTTTGTGACGCTGGACGGCACCCGCTACTCCATGCTGATGGCCAAGGAGTTTGAGGGCAAGGCCTCCATCACTACCAAGGAGGTCTACCGCCTGGGCAACCCTGTTGTGGGCCACAAGCCCCAGACCGTGGCCCTGGCTTTCTCCATGACCATCTACAAGTGCACGGAGATCTTTGATGAGGTTGTGGAGCGTTTCATCAAGACCGGCGTGATGCCTGTTTTTGACATCCAGACCTCCAATGAGGACCCCGCCACTACGGTGGGCCGCAGCACTAAGAGCTACAATGACTGCGTGCTGGACGGTGATGTGCTCCTGTCCATGTTCAACGCAGAGGGTGAATTTGTTGAGCAGACCATTGAGGGCTACTGCGACAGCATCACCAGACCCGAAAAGCACACCAATCCGTCTTATATGTAAGGGCGGCAACAACTAAAGGAGGAGATCATCTATGAGTAATCTGTCCGCTTTTATGCGTTCCAATGTTGAACAGGTTGAAAATGCCAAGTTTGCCCCCTCCCCCCGTTTCAAGGGGGAGGACGGCAAGCCTATGGAGTGGGAAATCCGCTGCATCCCCGCAGATGATTATGCCCGCATCCGTAGCGCTTGCATTAAACAGGTGCAGGTGCCCGGCAAGAAAAACCAGTTTACCCAGCAGCTTGACACCTACGCTTTCCAGGCCAAGGTGTGCGCCTCTTGCACCGTGTTCCCCCCTCTGGGTGATGCGGCGCTCCAGGATGATTGGGGCGTAAAGACCCCGGAGGCTTTGCTGGGCAAAATGCTCATCGGCGGTGAGTTTGATGACTATGTAACGGAGGTTTTCCGCATCAACGGCTTTAAGACTGACGGTGAGCTGGTTGATGAGGCAAAAAACTAATTGAGGAGGGTGACCCGGAGGCAAACTATGCACACTTTTGTCTGCAAGAGTTTGGCTGGGAGCCCTCCAAGTTTTTGAACTTGCCCATCAAAGAACGGGCTTTTGTTATGGCCTCTATTGATCGCCGCTGTGAGGCGGAGAAAAAGAAACGGGCCGAAATAGAAAGCAAAGCCCGAAAAGGCAAACACAGATAAACTCCCGCCCTTGATACGGGACGGGAGCTTTTTTCAAAAAGGTGGTGAAACCGTGGCAAGTATCAGATCGCAAATGACGCTCAATGACGGGATGAGCTCCGTACTCAGAAAAATTACAACTGCATTGGACACCACCCTCAATGCTTTTGAGCAGGTCCAGCGTGCATCTGGCCGTGCCGTGGATGCCGCAGAAATCGCACGGGCAAGGTCCCAGCTTGTGGGAGCCAATGCCGAAATCCAGGACATGGCTGAGGGCTACCGCAGAGCTGCTGAACAGGAGGAAAACCTCAACAGAGGGCTCCGCAGTGGCAATGTGGCGGCTGGCAATATGCTGGGCAAGGTCAAAAGCCTTGTGGCAACCTTGGGAGCAGCCGCCGGTGTCAGCAAGCTCTTTGGCCTCTCTGACCAGATGACCAGCACCACGGCACGCCTCAGTTTGATGGTTGATGACGGCGGCAGTGTGACTGAGCTGGAGAGCAAAATCATGGCCTCTGCCCAGCGCTCCAGGGCCTACTACCTTGACACCGCCGGTGCCATCGCAAGCATGGGCGCAAATGCTGGCTCTGCTTTTGCCAACAATGATGAGCTCATTGCTTTCATGGAGCAGGTCAACAAGCAGTTTGTCATTGGCGGTGCTACTGCACAGGGGCAGTCTGCCGCAATGCTCCAGCTCACACAGGCCATGGCCGCCGGTGCTCTGAGGGGTGAGGAATTAAACTCCATCCTTGAAAATGCACCCGGTATTGCCAGAGCCATTGAGAGCTACATGGGCGTGGCAGAGGGCTCCATCAAGAAATACGCACAGGAGGGCCTTATCACCGCTGAGGTGGTCAAAAATGCCCTTTTCTCCGTTGCGGATGAAACCAATGCCAAGTTTGAGAGTATGCCCATGACCTGGGCACAGGTGTGGACCAATATGCAAAACAAGGCCCTCACCGTTCTTGACCCCGTTCTCAACAAAATAAACCAACTGGCAAATAGTGATGATTTCAACACCTTTGCCAACGGAGCTATCACGGCATTTGGCACTTTGGCCGCCGTGCTGAGTGGCTGCCTTGACCTTGTAGTTGCTGTTGGCTCCTTTATGGTTGACAACTGGAGCTGGTTGGGCCCCATCATCGGTGGCGTGGTCACAGCTCTGCTGGCGTACCACGGCGTAATGCTGGCCATCAACACGGTTGAGGCAATAAAGGCAGGTCTGGATGCCATCAATGCCGCATCCACTGCTTTGAAAACCGGCGCAACGCTTGCAGATGCGGCGGCTACAACCACGGCAACGGGCGCACAGGTTGGCCTCAATGCCGCCCTGTTGGCTTGCCCTGTCACTTGGATTGTGCTGGGTGTCATCGCATTGGTGGCCGGTATTATTGCCCTCTGCAACTGGATTGCAAAGACCACGGGTGTGGCCTCCAGTTTCTTTGGTGTTATCACCGGCGGCATCAATGTGGCCATCCAAGCGGTGAAAAATGCCGCTCTTGTGGTGGCCAATGTGGCTCTGGGTATCTGGAGCGCTCTGGGAGCCGTGTGCTCCAATATAGGCACTGCTTTCCACAATGTCATTGCCAATGTGCAGGGCTGGTTTTACGGCCTCCTGGCAACGGCCTTGACCGTGGTGGAGGGTATCTGTGCCGCACTCAACAAGCTGCCGTTTGTTGAGTTTGACTATTCTGGCATTTCTGCCAAGGCGGATGAGTATGCCGCCAAGTCCGCTGAGGCCTACGGCAGCACTGAGGACTACACCAGTGTGGCTGATGCTTTCAGTGAGGGCTTTAATACCTTTGACACCTTTACGGATGGCTGGGCCTCTGATGCGTTCCAAGCGGGCGCTGCATGGGGCGATGGCATCGCTGATAAAGTGGGCGGCATGTTTGACTTTGACCTTGGCGCTGCTGGTGATGACTATGGCGGCTTTGCCCTTGACCAGATCGCCGCAGATACCGGCAATATTGCTGACAGCACCGGCGGCATGGCTGATGCGCTGGAAATCAGCAATGAGCAGCTTGAGTATATGCGGGACATTGCGGAGCGTGATGCAATCAACCGTTTCACTACCGCAGAGGTCAAGATTGACATGACCGGCATGACCAACAAAATTGACGGCAATGCTGATCTGGACGGCGTACTCACTACGCTCACGGACGGCTTTGCTGAGGCCCTTGTAACTGCCGCAGAGGGGGTGCATGAATGAGTTACGCATGTTATTTGGGCGGTGTAGAACTGCCCACCCCTGCCAAGCTCACTGTGAAAATCAAGAGCAAAAACAAGACCCTCATTTTGCTCAATGAGGGTGAAATCAATTTCCTCCGCACTCCTGGCTTGTCTGAGATCGTGCTGCCGCTGACGCTCCCCATGCTCACCGGCAGCCGGTCCCCGGACTACTACCTGGGCGTGCTGGAGAGGCTGAAAACCTCCAAAGCGCCCACCCAATTCATCCTGGTGCGTGTGTCCCCGGATGGGCGCACTCTGTATGACACCAATATGCGGGTGAGCGTGGAGGACTACAACATTGTGGAGGACGCAAAGGAGGGCTTGGATGTCAGCGTGGATGTCAACCTCAAACAGTGGAGGAGCTACGGCACCAAGACTGTGAAAGTTGAGCAGCCCGCAGAAAACACCCAGGTGCAGACCGTTTCTGTGGAAAAGGAGCGGGATGCCAGCACTGCGCCCACCGCAAAAACCTATACCGTGAAAGCTGACACCCTCTGGGCCTTGGCCGCCAAATATTATGGCTCCGGCGCTCAGTACACCAAAATCTACAATGCCAACACGGATAAAATCAGCAATCCCAACCTCATCTATGTGGGGCAGGTGCTCACCATCCCATGAGCTATGAATTGCTGATACAACACGGCAGCAATATCATGTTCCCGCCGGTGGTGGAGGGTGTCACCATCGAATGGGAGCGCAAAGGCCAGCCCGGAAAAATGACCTTTGAGGTGGTCAAGACGGATGGCCTCAGTTTCCAGGAGGGGGACCCCTGCCGCTTTTCCGTGGACGGCATCCCTGTTTTCTATGGCTTTGTTTTTGAGAAATCCCGCAAAGGCAGCAATCCCAATGTCATCAAGTGCATTGTGTATGACCAGCTTTATTATCTCAAGAACAAGGACACCTATGTGTATGAGAACAAAACAGCGGCGGATGTCATCCGCATGGTGGCTGAGGATTTCCAGCTCAATGTGGGGAGCCTGGAGGACACCGGCCACACCATTGCAAGCCGTGTGGAGGACAACCAAACCCTTTTTGACATCATCCAAAATGCACTGGACGAAACCCTCAAGGCCACTGGCCAGATGTATGTACTTTATGATGCCGTGGGCAAGCTGACGCTCAAAAGCCTTGGCAGCATGAAAATCAACATGCTCATTGATGAGGAGGCCGCCGGTGATTATGACTATAAAAGCTCCATCGCATCCCAGACCTATGACAAGATCAAGCTCTCCTATGAGAACAAGGACACGGGCGTGCGTGAAATCTACATTGCACAGGATGGCTCCCACATCAACCAGTGGGGTGTCCTGCAATACTATGAAAAGCTGGACGGCAACGCCAACGCCAAGGCAATGGCGGATGCCCTCCTCAACCTCTACAACACCAAGACCCGCACGCTGCGGCTCCAGGATGTCCTTGGTGACATCCGGGTGAGAGCTGGCACGCTGCTGGTGGTGATGCTGGGGCTGGGTGACATCAATGTGTCCAACTATCTCATGGTGGAACACGCAAAGCACACTTTCAGAGATGGGCAACACCTCATGGAGCTCAAAATGCGAGGTGGTACATTTGTCGTTTAACCCCAATGAACTGGTCCAGCTTGTAAAAAAGGCGGCGCTGGAGGCGGTCAACGCCAGCGGCCCCATGGGGCTTTGCTTTGGCACCGTGACCTCTGCCTCTCCGCTGAAAATCCAGGTTGACCAGAAAAAGACCTTGACGGAGGCCCAGCTCATTCTCACCAACAATGTGCGGGACTTCGCTGTGGAAATGACCACCCTGCCCGATTTCCACGAAACTGAGGAGGAAAGCGGCGGCTCTGGAGATGCCGCTTTTTCCTCCCACAAACACAAATACCAGGGACGGAAAAAGTGGAAAGTGCACCTTGCCCTCAAAGCTGGGGAAAAGGTCATCCTGCTCCGCTGTGACGGCGGGCAAAAGTACATTGTCCTTGACAGATGGGAGGCGCTGACTTAATGGCTACTTTACCGACAACTGGAGAAAACCTTGACCTCATCAACTTCACGATGGTGGAACAGCCCAGCTATACGCACAAGCTGGTCATTGACCGCAACAGGGTGAGCGGTATGACGGACCAGAGGGATGCGCTTTTCCAAGCCGTCTACCTCATTTTGAATGTGGAGCGCTACGCCTACCCCATCTATTCCTGGCGCTATGGCGTGGAGCTGGGGGACTTGATTGGCAAGCCCAAAGACTACGCCATGAGCGAGATAAAGCGCCGCATCACGGAGGCCTTGACGCAGGATGACCGCATCACCTCTGTGGATGATTGGAGCTTTGAAACAGGCCGCAAGAGCGTGCTGGCCCACTTCACCGTCTACACCATCTATGGTGATCTGGAGGTCACAAAGGAGGTTGAGATTTAAGCATGTTTGAAAGCAAAACCTATGAGGCGCTTTTGGCAAGCGCCATGGCCAGGGTGACCGCCGCTGTTGATAAGCGTGAGGGCTCCATGGTGATGAACGGAGTGGCTCCGTCCATGGCAGAGCTGGCCCAGCTTTACATTGCGGCTGACTTTGTTTTCCAGGCCACCTATCTGCTCACGGCTCCCCGTGAGTATCTTATCAAAAGGGCCAGTGATCGCAACATGGCCCCATATCCCGCAAGCGCTGCCGTGTTCCGGGCAGTGTTCAACATTGAGGTGCCGGTTGGCACCCGTTTCTCCTGTGAGGACCTTAATTTCATTGTGACGGGCCGCCTCACAGATGACACCGATACAGACACCCGCCTCAGCCATGAGGTCACCTGTGAAACTGTGGGAGCTGTGGCCAACAGCTATGCTGGCACGCTCATCCCGGTTGAGTATGTGAGTGGCTTGACCCTGGCAGAGCTTGTGGAGCTGGTTGTCCCCGGCGATGAGGAGGAGGAAACGGAAACTTTCCGGCAGCGTGTGCTTGACAGTTTCCAGTCCCAGGCCTTTGGAGGCAACCAGGCAGACTACATTGAGAAAGTGCGGGCCATCGCCGGTGTGGGCGCTGTCAAAGTCCATGCCGTATGGAACGGGGATATTTCCCCCTCTGAGCTTATTCCTGGCGATGAGGTCACCGCATGGTATGAGGCCGCTGTGGGCTCTCTGGAGGCTCCTGTGGCCGCTTGGCTCACGGCTATATACACAGCCGCCCAGAGCCGCAAGCTGACCGTGGGCGGCGCTGTGCGCCTTGTTATCATGGCATCCAACAATGCCGTGCCCTCTGACACTTTCCTTGAGGAAATCCAGACCGCAGTGGACCCCGTGCAAAACGCTGGGGAGGGCCTGGGCCTTGCGCCCATTGGTCATGTGGTCAATGTGGTAGGCGTGGAGCCGGAAACGGTTGACATCACCCTCAACTTGACCTATGCAGCGGGATGGGATTGGGCTGCCGTCCAGAGCTATGTTGTGGCGGTCATTGATGAGTATTTTGCGGAGCTGGCGGAGAGCTGGGCCACCGCAGACTTTTTGACCGTCCGCATTTCCCAGATTGAAAGCCGCATTTTGTCTGCGTGCTCTGCCATGGTCACTGACATTGGCGGCACTCAGATCAATGGTGTTGAGGCCAATCTGGTGCTGGGGGCGGACAGCATCCCTGTGAGGGGGGCTGTCAATGGATAGGCGGCTCCTTGATTATCTCCCGCCTGTGCTCAGAGAGGTGCTGGAGTTTCAAGCCATCAATGAGGCCAATGAGCCGGAAATCTCCCTTGCGTGGGATGCTCTGGCTCTGGTCCTGGCCAACCAATTCCTGGACACTGCGGACAGCAGCGGCGTGAGCGTGTGGGAGAAAGAGCTGCGTATCTTTCCCAAAGACACGGACACGCTGGAGGTCCGCAAGGCCCGCATCAAAGCCATGTGGAACTTGGAATTGCCTTATACTGTCCCGTGGCTCAAGAACTGGCTCACAAGCATCTGCGGACCCACCGGGCATGAGGAAACCATCTCTGACTACACCATCAACATCCAGTTGGACTACAATGTGCTGCCCAATGCTGAGAGCCTGGCGGCAGAAATCCTGGACATGTTGCTGGTGGTGCGCCCGTCCAACATGCGGGTGCTTATGACATCGTTTCTGCAATCCTATGGCACCATTTCTCACGGCGCTTTTACTGAGATCGCCAATGAAATGGAAATCTGGCCGTACATCGTCAATGAGCTGGAGAGCTCCGGCGGGTCCATCATGGTGGGCGCTCTGGAATATAGCTCCCGCATTGAAATCTATCCCATAGAACAGGAGGAGTAAAAGAACATGGCCAATAGATACGGTACTATCATCACCACGGCTGGTGCTGAGATGATTGCTGAGTGCATCCTCAACGGCACCGCCCTGGTTATCTCTGAGGCTGCCGCCGGTGACGGTGGTGGTGCGTATTACCAGCCCACCGTCACACAACCCGCCCTTGTCAATGAGTGCTGGCGTGGCGGCATTGCCTCCGCTCAGATCAACATGGAAACCCCCAACATGCTGGATGTCAAAATTGTCATCCCGGATGATGTGGGTGGTTTTGTGGTCCGTGAGCTGGGCCTTTACAGTGAGAGCGGTGACCTCATCGCCATCTGCAACACCCCCGACACGGAAAAGGTGGCCATCACCGGCGGCGTGTCCGGCAAGCTCACCATGCTCATGCACATCATTGTGGCGGATGCCTCTGTGGTGGAGTTTATCATCAATCCCTCCCTGGATGCTATCAGCCAGGAGGAGCTTGATGCTGCCATCTCCGACCACAATGCAAGTGCTACCTGCCACGCAGACATCCGTGCCCTGGCGCTCAACTCTGTGCAGCAGGGCGATGTCTACACCAAGCCCGAAACGGACGCACTGGTGGAGGATGCTGTTACTGAGCACAACAATGACGCTGAGGCGCACCCCGCCACGCAGGTGGCCGTGTCCGGCTTGGACAGCCGCCTTGCATCTCTGGAGCTGAAATACGGCACTAATGTCACCGGCAACTCTTTTGAGGTGACTTTTGCCAATTTGACAGGCCTGGTGGTGACGGGCGTGTGGAATGAGCCTTATGCGAGGATTGAGTTTTAATGCCCAATTATGACATCATCCCGCTGGCCAATGACCTGCTGGACTACACCATCCAGAGGGTCAAGGCCAAAGAAATCGAATACCGCAAGGTAAAGGCTCTGGTGCAGGAAAATGGCCAGCTCATTGACCGTGACTTATACGAAAAGGTCAAGGATGATGGCAAGCCCCATTTTCCCAAGTCCCAGACATTCCACCTCTGTGCCCGGCTTGAGGACTGTGCTGCTGACATCCTGGAGCTTTGCATCTCTGCTGATGGCCGGTATTTTGAAACCGAATATGAGCAGAGGCTTTCTGATCTGGACCGTGTGCTGGTAAAGTGTGACACCATGCTCCAGTACATCAACATGAGCTTTAAGCGCAAATACATCACGGGTGACCAGTGCCACTATTGGGCGGAGCTTGTCCGTCCCATCAAGCAAAAGGCCTTTAACTGGCGGCGCAACGATGCCAACCGTGCGGCAGCTCTGCGGGAGGCCAAAACGGCTCAAGAGCTTGCCAAGATGGGCCAGATGGCCCAACAGATTGCAGAGGCAATGCGCCGCACCTAAACGGATATACCGGCCAAGAGCCGTTATATTTGGGTATGACCTATTTTTCCACTGTACTCCCCGAACACGAACAACACCAACAACGCCTACTACTTGAACACTAACGGCAATGTCAACAACAACAACTGCACCAATACCAACGGGTCCCGCCCCGCTCTGATGGTAAGGTCCGACCGAGTAAGCCCAAAGCTGAAAGCTGCGCCATCCATCGCATCAAAGGAGGTCATACCCAGCCTTGCTCACGCAAGGCGAATACATTGCGCTGATGCCCGCCGCCTCTCAAGAACTGGCTGCGGGCTGCTGGGCCTGTCAATTACCGGCCCCGGAACGGCACATGATGAGAGGGTGGCCAGCCGCCAAGCAGACAGGAGGCCATCCGTTTGATGATTAAGAAACCCCTATTGAGTTTCAGAGAAATATGCACCTTTGCGGTGCTCTACAAAGCATACCTTGCCGCCCGGAGAGGGAAACGCTCCAGAGCGGCCACCGCACACTATGAGGTGCACCTGCTGGAAAACATCGTCAACCTGGTTTACATCTTGAGCACCAAGATATACCGGCCCGGTGTTTTCCGTGTGTTCTATGTCTATGAGCCCAAGAAAAGACTGGTACAGGCTCCAGCCTTTGTGGATAAGGTGGTCCAGCACGCCATTGTGGACAACCTGCTTTATGACCGCATCACACAAAGTTTTATCCTGGATAACTACGCATCCCAGAAAAACAAGGGGCTCCACTTTGGCCTGGACAGGCTCCGGGGCTTTTTCATAGACTACTGGAACAAAAACCGCACTGCCGAGGGCTGGGTCCTCAAATGCGATGTGCGGAAATTCTTTGCAAGCATCGACCATGACAGGCTCAAGGAAAAGCTCAAAAAGCTGGACCTTGAGCCTGTGGTTTATGATCTGCTTTGCACCTACATTGACTGCTCAGACGGCTTGCCTCTGGGCTATCAAACCTCACAGCTCTTTGCCCTGTATTTCCTTGATGACTTTGACCACTTCGTAAAGGAAAAGCTGCACATCAAATATTATGGCCGCTACATGGATGACTTTTTCCTCATCCACCCGGACAAGCAATATTTGCAGTTTTGCCTCAAGGAAATTCTGGCCTACATGGACAGCCTGGGCCTTGAGCTGAATGAGAAAACCCAGATTTTCCCGCTGAGAAACGGGATTGACTTTTTGGGCTTTCACACCTACCTCACGGAGAGCGGCAAGGTCATCCGCAAGCTGCGCCACAGCAGCGTCAAGCGGATGCGTGCCAAGCTCCGCCGCTGGGAGCGGGACTATCCCGCCGGACTGGTCACCCGTGAGCAGATTTTGCAATCCTGGCAAGCGTGGGATGCCCATGCAGCTCATGGCAACACTTGGAACCTGCGCCAACAGGTGCGGGACCGTGTGCAAAACATTCTAAAGGAGGAAATCTGACAAATGGCCACAGTAAAACTTAGCACAAAATCACCGGGTGACCTTATCAAGCTCAAGGAAAACGGCGTGCTGGTGGACTTC